CTATATTGGTGAGTGTTTATGAAGTTAGGTTTGTGTGATAGACCTTCCGCTATTTTCATAAAACACTCACCAATATAGTTTGGTATGGCAGGTTTTATTTGCTTTTCCTTCTTGGCTTTCTTACAAGCCTCTTTGTAATCTACTAGTGCTTTTAAAAAATCTGCATTGTTTATATAATGTTTTTGTTTAGTTGTCATATTTACCACATAATGTTATTGACATTCGCTTGACAGATGTGTATAGTCGAGTATGTCCTTGGTTAAAAGTATTAATGTAATAGATTACCATCATGATTTAAATCCTCAAATTGTTCTAGTGCTTCGTTTATTTCTTCATCAGTCATATCTTGTACGATCTTTTTAGCTTTCAACAGGTCTTGAATTTTCTTTATTGTGTTTACATAATACTCACAGAAATCATCAGCAGGTTCAATTACACAAAGTATATCTTGTTTCTCTAACACGGTTTCATTTTTTTTAATTAATTGAATAGGTAACCAATGCTTCATCACGAGGCCAAGTTCTCTGCCTTGAAATTCTAAACCAACATACATTGGTTCGGTAATATCATATGCATTAATGCCATTTGCAGTTAATTGACCAACGATATCTTCACCATTCTTTAATCTGACTATCTTTATATTATTCATTTTTTAGTCCTATTTTGTATATTTTGAATGGGAACTTCTCCTCATTATATATCTTTGTTCTTTCCACAAAATGTTTTAATGTGTAATTCATATGTTTTTTATAACGTAAATCATCTGATATGTCATATAATGTGGCTATTTCTTTGCCATCGTTTTGCCTAAGACCTCGACCGATACTCTGTAACGTTCTAATAGAAGATTTAGTTGGCATTGCAAATATAATATTATGCAAATTTCTAATATTGATACCAGTACTAAAAGTACCAAAGGAAGCGACCACGATAGCATCTTGTTCTATCTCCATAATTTTTCTAATATCTTCACGGTCAGTTGTATCTGTACCACCATGAACAAAAAATACTTTTCTATTGCCAATCTTCTCTGTTTCTCTTATCATATCATACAGTATTTTACCATGTTTGTCAACCATTTGATATAATACAAGTGTATTTTTACCTAAGCTAACTGCAAGATTTTTAATAAATTTGTTTCTAATTTCGTGTGATATCAGATATTGAATTTCTTCGGGGTAAGTATAATCTTTTGCCTTCAAACATTCTTCATCGGTATGTTTTAAAACTAAACATTTAATTTCAAAATTTGACAGTTGCTGTTTATCAATTAATTCTTTTGTACTGATAACTTTTTTAACTGTGCCAAATAAACCTTCTAATACCAGTTTATGTGTTTTTGTTCCATCTAAAGTGCCAGTAAGACCAATACGGTATTTGGCATTAATACAAGATGTTAATATAGTTGTTAATGATTGGGCTTTAAAAAGGTGTGCCTCATCACCAATAACATAATCAAACTGGTGAAAGTATTCTTTTGGCATTTTATATAAAGATTGCCATGTTGAAATGGTAAGTGATTTGTCCGTTTCTTTTTCTTTACCTTGGTAAATTCGATGAACATCGGTCATTTCGCCATCATTATAATCACCAAAATCAGAATACAATTGTTCAACCAATGATGTGGTAGGAACAATTATAAGTCCTTTAAGGTTTTGATATTGGTGTAATTGACGAAAAATTAGATAGATGATAAGAGATTTGCCAGAAGCAGTTGGTGAAACTAACAACGCTCGGCGTTTTTGCATGGCGTGAATATAAGCATTTAACTGGTGTTCTCGTACTTCAATTGATTCACCACGAGAGTGAATGTTTAAGGAATCAATAAACTTTTTGGCATGATATGCCGAATATTCATCTTCGATATCAGGTCTTGGATCACCATAATCAAATTTATATTCTCTTTCATTACAAAATTCTTCAATGTATGGCAAAAGACCAAGATAAACTTGGCTTGTTTGTAAATTATACAAACGAATTTTTCCATCCCAAACTCGATTACGGTATGCAGGAACAAATTGATAACCAGGAACAAAGAATGTAAAGAACTCCGACAACTCTTTTGAAATATGTTTCTCACAAGTTATCTTGGCATACACTTCATCTTTTTTACTTATAATTAGGTTTGAGGTTTTTTCCATTATATTTGTTTCTATATTCCAATTCTTCTTTAAACCAAATTTGCATACCTCTATCATTATAATTGACAGATGCCCATTCAACGTACCAATCTGGCAATTCTTTTATAAAAATACCTTTAAATTTACCCCAAGGCATTTTAGTATTTTGTCGTTCAATATGATTTTTATTCATCACTCTTTCTCATCAAACTTATAGAACCATGAATCAGGTGTACCAACACTCCACTTAGATATGTTCTCTACTGAATATACTTCTGTTGGTATTTTGAAATCAGGAGTTTTAACTACAGGCGGTACCAGTGATACATCATACCACAGGCAACGATTGTTTGGCTGACAGGCAAACTGGCCATTGTCCAATTGAATAAAGTTATATGATTTGTGTTCTTGTACGCCTTCTGAGAAACTGGTGTCAATACGATTAAAATCTGGTGCCGCAAAATCAATCGTAAAAAGGTATTTTCCAAAATGAAATACTCGGTCTTTGCCAAAGTATTTTACTTTAAGTCCTCGTAGATTTGATTTCTCAATTACCGCCATATCGTATGATAAACAATCCCATATCTGTAGATTATCTAACGGCAGGTACTCATCAACAGTTTTCCACACATATGCTGATATTGGTAATTTATCAAACAAAGCACCATAATCGGTCAACATACACTCGATACGAAATGCCTGACCTTTGATAGCCTTGGCAGTTATCCATACGCAAGGTTCTAATTCACCATGACCTTTTTCATGGTTATAAAGAAACTCTTTACGAACAAAACATTTGACTGGTGGTATGTTTGCAACGAGAAATGACACTATTGACCTCCGATAAATTTTTCCCAAGAGATAAAATCTCTCAGTTGCCAAGTTCTTTGTTTTAATTCATTCATAATGGATTCGATGACCGACACACATTCTTCATGGTATACTTTTTTCTCTAACATTTTAATTAAATCCGTATCACCTTCTAAGTAGGCGTTGATATCAGATTTCAAAACAAACGCAAAGGGTGACCATCCATGCGCATCCAATTCTTCTTGGTCCATACGACCAGAATAGTAATCGATCTTTATTTTACGCATACGGAGATAGTCAAAATGTGCCTTCTTAGAGGCAATCTTATGTTTGGTAAGTATGGAGAGATATTGATTGTGTAATTTTGGTATCTTCAACAGTTCTTTACCAGGTTCGGTCTGGTCAATTTCTGTATCTTTTTCCCACAACTTTAATATTTGTTCTAGATTTTCCATAATATATTCAATGATATAACGATAATTCTACATCATAACACAAACTATGTTATCGTGTCAAGCCGTAATTGGCACAAATTTAAAACTTTCATACACAAAGGATACGTCAGCAGATACTATATCATCCGCAGATAATTTGGTATCAAATATAACATCCGATAATGATACAGGAAACATATTGGTAAACTCTATCCGCAAAATAGGGTTATTTAAAGCGGAAAGTATGGTCAATGTAGCATCAGAATATTCTTTTTTTTGCTGTCGTTTATAATTGTTTTGTATCTCGGTTTTTAAATTTCGGTCATCCGTGCCTTCAGGAGAAGCAAAAGAAAGAAACCAGTTATACATGTGTTGCCATGTCTTTAGTTCTTCATCAACAATAAATTCAATGTTGAAATTGTTGTAAGCAATCTTATTACCAGGCGCATATACATCTAACGATGGAAAACTGATTAAAGCCTGTCCTACACTCACCCCTGGTAAGTTTACAGACTGGCAGAAGTATTGTGTTGAACCTATCCGATCAAAGGTCATTATATACTTTGACGGTTGTAATAGATTGGTGTTTTCGGGAGTTCTAGTTAGTACGTTCATGTGTTTATTTAGGTCATAAAAAAAGAGACCTCCGGGTAGAAGGTCTCTCTAAAGGTCACTCTTGTTGGTGACTTTATATTACATCAAGTTTGCAACTTTGAATATACGATAGTATACGTTTGTTCTTGGTGTAATCTGGTTTGTACCAGCACCGCTTGCCAAAGCACCTTTAGCAAATGGGTTAGCTACCATGCCGTAACGAGTTTTGAAACCAATCTTAGGTTGGAATGTAAACTGGTCAACAGCACGAACCATTTGGAGAGGAACGTATGGGCAATAGAACAGACCTGCGTCATAAGGCGATGTACCTTTGTAACCAATTGTAACCAACTCTTGGTTGCTTGTGTAGCCACCAAAATATGGGTCAATGTATACCTTGATACGGCCATGTAACAAACCAGCAAATGTATTGCCTGTGTCATCTACTTGCAAATCAGCAGACAGAGCAGGAGTATATTGCAATACACCAGCCATTGCCATAGCGGAAGCAACGTCAGAAG